CGTATAAAGCCTTGTGATAACCTTTGTGATCAGATATTTCTCCTTCTTTATTCAGGAACTTCCCAATGAAATTAGTAATGTCTGATTGCTCTTCGGCAACACTTGAAGGATTTTTAACACCATATCTAAATTTCTTTTCACCTACATTGAAATCAAAACCTTTGAATTCTTCGTTGAAAACGTTTTTAGTTGCATCTTTAAATCTTTCTTGTTTAGCAATATTTACTTCTTGCTCTTCGTTGTATCGGCTAAAAAAATCAGTAGCTTTCTGTTGGTCTTGAGTTACGCCTGGTCTCAACTTGATCTCATCGTAGTATTTACTCTTAGTTTCCTCTAGAAAGTTTCTAGCTTTATTAACTTCTTCTTTAAACGCAATTTTCTTTTTGCGTATATCTCTATCCTCATCTATATCTTCATCATATTCATAATCTTCTAAGAGAATGTCCATGTCTTGATTATCTAGATAAGGTTTTGTTTTTTTGTAATATTCTTTTATTAGCTGAGTCTCGTCAACAGTAGAATAGTCAGCATTTAATCTAACATAATCTTCTACACTACCACCAGTATCTTCCATGAAAGTAACTAGCTTCTCAACATTTTCAGGTAGTTTTCTACCTAAAATCTTTTCATCTCTTACAGCTTCTTGAGCTTGCTTTGTTACTTGCTTTACTTCTTCTTCAGTTACTTCTTGTATCGGCGTGAATTCGGTAACAACATCTCCAGAGGAGACTTCGTTTCCTTGTCCCACTTCCTGCAATCCCACTTCGGATTGTTCTGTGAGTAACACAGCGCTCTCTGTTTCTTGCTCTTGAACGGCATCTTCTTTAGGTTTTAACTCCTCACTAGGTATTACTACTTTAGTGATATCTTCTTTAGCTTCTGATTCTGGTTCTTTAATTGTAACCTTCGTTATAGCCGGAGCATCATTACTTAATTGTTTAGGTTTTTTACTTTTTCCTTTTAAAGAAAAGTCACCTTCTTGTTTTACTTCTGACATAATATAATATAATTAAATAGTTAATTGTTGGTAATACTAGAAACTGTCTAGACTGAATCCACCAAGCGTATCATTACCTGCTGATTCAAAGTCTTTTGGTAATGAATCGTTTTGTCTTTGTGATATCATTTCAGACTGTTGAGTTGCTTGTATCCTGCTTCTTTCGTCTTTTCTGTCTTCTATTTCTTTTTCTTTAGTTCCTTCTGCATTAGCTTTTATTTTAGCTAACTGCAAACTGTAGTTAAACTCTTCAGCCATCAACTGCTTTTTAATATCAGCTTCTACTTGTAGTCTTTGAATTATAAATTGTGATTTACCTTGCTCGAACTGTAAATTGCTTTCAGTTAATGCTTGTTGCTTTTGAACCTCTGACATAGCTGCTTGTTCAGCTGCTTGAGCACTAGCCTGTGACTGTGCTTGTATGTTTTGAAGATTTTGTTGCTGAGCAGCTTCGGCTTTTCTTTTACGTTTAACCTTTAACATTTGATTAGCTAATTTCATATTAGATATGTCTCTTATATCTATTGCATCTTCTAAATCTATACCACCTGTTTGTAAAGCTATTTGTATGTTTTTCTCTAAAGCTTGTTTATCTTCTTCTTCTGGTTCAAGATCTAAGAATATACCAAACTCATGTAAATTTAAACTTTCTATTTGTTTTAACGTGTTTACATTAAACGAACTAATAGAGTTCATTAATGCATTTTTAGTTAAAGGAAAAGCTATCATATCAGCAGCTCTTAAACTAATGTTCTCAGCTGTCTTTATTGTAATATACATCAATGATTGAAGTATATGTTTAGTAGCTGTATTAGAAGCTGTTGCTGCTAATTTCTGCAATCCAACTAATGAATCTTTGGCCGGTTGACTACCATCTCTAGCTTCATTTAATCCAGTTACATCTCTAATCATTTGAAGATAATACTGATAAGTAGTTATAAGTGCTTGTATTTTATTTATACCAGAAGAACTTTGTAATTCTTGAATTGGCACTTTAGCTCTATTAGGATCTCCATCTTGTGTTAATGATCTACCTACTATACTACCAGTTTGGAAGTACATGTTTAAAGCTTCTTGAGGATTATAATTAGTACCGTTACCTAAATCTACTTCTGCTAATCCATCAACATCCACAAAAACACCGTCTGGTACTAGTTTCTGTAATACCTGTTGTATTTTAAGATGTGTTATCTGAATCATATCAGCAAAGCTAATAGTTTTACTAACTATAGACTCAATACGACCTTGATACATTCTAGGCGCAGATATGCTGTAATTCATAGACACTTTAGTTTGATCACTATAAGGTCTTGTCATGTTTTCTGCAAGTTCCCATCTAAGCATTTGCTCATGACCTAATACTTTAGCACCGCTATATAATACCTCTATTGATCTACTTACAGTATCAAAATTATCGTTTTCTGGTGGGTTATATGTATCTGGCTTTTCAAGGGACTTTTCTAATCCTTGATCTGTTTGTTTAATTTTCCATACCTGGTCTGAATACGTTTTGTATTCAAAATATAATACTTGAACATTATTTCTATCGTTGTCTTGACCTCTTGGAGTTCTTGTATAATTAATATCTCCTGGATATAATTGTATTTTTTCCATTTCCTCATCAGTTAAATCAGGAAATTCTTTCTTTAATTCTTGTAAAGGTACACTTTTAACTTCTCCTACGTAGTATATATCTTCAAAGTTAGGATCTTCTGTATAAGAATATATAATATCTACTGGATCTACATAGTCTACTGTTATACCGTTAGCTAAATTAAAACTTGTTTTACTACAGCCAATTCCTAAAACAGTTAAATCATAAGCTATTCTTCTTTTCGTCTGCTCATATTTATTATAGTCAAATACATTTGAAATAAGTTCTTCTTCAGCGATTTCTATAGCTTGCTTGTATCTAAGCTGCATGTGCAAATCTAACTCTTCCTTGTCTCTAGGTAATTCTTCTACAGGAATACTAGTTCTTTTTAGATCGATACCTACGTTTTGATTTGTTTCTTCCATTAAATCACCAGCAAAAGCGTCTTGAGCTATAGCTGTAGCGTGATCAGTTCTTTGTTTTACAGCAAATGGATCTGAAGCGTGAGATCTTATTTTATAACCTTTATCAGTCATACCGTTTACAACAATATCGACAAACTTAGATAATACTGCTATTGGTTTCCAGTCTAAATTAAGATAAGATAAATCACCATTTATAGATAACTCATCTTTATATTTTCTAACAGATTGTTCTCCTCTAGCATATAATCTTAAATTATGAAAGTATTGCCAATTACTAGCAAATCTACCTCCTGAAGCAGAACCTGTATCTCCTCTAAACCATTCGTTTTCTATAGCTCTTCCTACGTCACGTCCGTATTCGTAGCTTTGTTTCTCTTCGTCAGAAACTACTTGGCTTGGAAAAGTATTATTTGAAGTCGTATAAATCATTTATTCTATTATTTTTGAAGAGTATCCTTTGTTATCATATTTCTTAAATCCCAATGGAACTACTGTTTTAACCTGATTAAAAACAGGTGTATATCTATTTTTGTTGCAAGCCATTAAAGCTAATCCAGAACTTATAGATGCATCATGACTAGTTCTATTATTTATATTAAATTTAGCCCAATCTTCTAATGTTCTTTGGAAATACATATCTCCATACCCTTGCTCAGTCTTACCAACGTAAGTGTTTATATAAGTTTCTATAGCTGAAGCGTGAGCTTGCTTTATATCCTCACTTGAGTTAGGTATACCACCTATTTCTTTCTCTGTTATTGATAATTTATTCCAAACCTTGTCAGGTCTATTCATTGAAAAACCTCTATAACCTCTTCTTTTAAAATGATATAATAATCTAGGTTTATTATTTTCACATAGTATAGGCATGCCATAAAATACACAAGCCATTAATACATCTTCAAAAAATATTTCAGCAGTCTGAGGTCTAGCTATATATTCTAAAAAGAATTGATTAGGTGGAACATCTTCCATACTAAACTTAGTTAAACCAGCTAAAGCTCCGTTAGAACCTCTTTTGTCAACTGTTCCAGATATATCATAACTATCACAACCAAAAGCACCGCAGTGTTCATTTCCTGGGTATTTAACCCCATTCTTTACTATCACACGATTTTGAAGATTAACAGGTGGAACCCAAGATATTTTAAACCTACCATCTTTGTTTGGTATAAATACAACCTTTGAATCCAGCTTAGCGTTCTCCCATTGAAAAGTACCAGTAGTTACTACTGATGAGTTCTTAAGATCTACATTGTAATCTATTTGTTCGTATATTTTCGTCAGGTTAAATAAAGACTCTTTTGCTTCGTCTCTGAATGCATGTTCTTCAGTTCTTGGAAATTGTCTATAAAATTCATTTAACCCGTCTTGATCATCTTTTAATCCTTCTACTTCATTCTTCCAAAACTCTATAACACCTAATGTTATTGAATCTCCAAATGAATCTACTACATCTTTTTTTGGTTTATCGAATACAGGAAACCCATAAGAATCAATGTATCCTTCGTAGTTCCATTCCATAGGTATGAACAAAGAATAGAGTCCTGAGCTAGTCTGCCCGTTGCGGTTTCTCTTTGTAACGTCTGATCCATTGTATAATTGTTTGAAATTTTCACCACCTTTATCTAAAGAATTTGATGTTGATCCCATCATGCACTTTCCTATAATTCTAGAACCTAATCTTAATGTCGTCTTCGTAACCCTCCAGTTGTTAAGGATGTTGTTCGGCCTTTCCCATTTCCCACTTTCATCGTGGACGAGGAGTTTGAGTTTCTCACCGTCGTACGCGTTATCACCGGTGTTCTTCCAGTCGATCGTCGTATCAAGACCTGTGAGCGTCTCGGTTTGAACTTTCGAATCGAGTCCTCTACGGGTAAGTTTTGAGGCGGGTACCCTGTATGCAAGCTCTGTCTTCGGCCTGTCCATTCCGTCCTGTATTGGTTTGAAGAAAAACGGGAAGTTAACACTAATGGGTACAACCTTATCTGTGAACATTTTCTTTGCATCGGCTCCAGATTTGGACAATATCCCAAACCGTGAATCGCTTGATATGGTGGCCATGTTAACCGCCTCCCCAGACGCCATGAATGAAAATCCGCTACGTCTATTCTTGAGATACGACATACCATAACATCTTCTGTCTGCTTTACAAGCCTCCCAAAAGAGGTAAAATAACCTGTTCGACTCTCTAAAGTCTGGCTTCCCAACATCAATCTTGGACCACTGCAGGTACATGTACTGAGTACCAGTAATATAAGTAGGCTTGTCTTTGTTATAAAACCAAAAACCTTTTTCACGCCTTTGAAACTCTTCTTCAATATAGTCATACCATTCTTCTTTAAATTGTTCAGAGTAATTCTTCCAATCAAAAACAGTTTTAATATTTTTTAATTCTTTAGGGTAATCGGCCGCACTCCACTTATTACCGTCCATCATAGCTACATCAGTAGCTTTTGGTAAGGCTATTACAAGATTTTGTATCTCGTATATCTCTCCAATTTCTCCAGTTCTACTTATAACCACCATGTCATGTTCTTCGTCATAACCGTATTTCCATTTCTTAAATTTATTGTTTCTATTTAAGACTTTTGTTTTTACGTGGCTAGGTAAAACCTTATATAAACTTTGCTCGTACATTATTTAGATCTACCTTCAGCGAATCCTTTAAAAGCTTTTTCTTCCTTAGCTTTATTAGGTTTCTCGTTAAGAATATTTTCTTCTTCATCTATACGTTTAAGTATTTCAAAAGCATCGAATATTGCTAGTTTCTTTGTAGCAGCAGCGTTTTTAAGTTTATCCGCAGTTAGATCATCATCTGAGTCTATAATAAGTTCTTTAGCTACTTTAACTAGTTCCTCTATTGCGATGTGCCCAGCTTGGATTATACTCAACTTGGTTTCCTTGGTGTTCATATTTGATTACAATATCATTAGATTTCATACAGAAAACTCTCTTTTCATCAACAATAAAATCCCATTCGCTGTTAGGTGTAAAACCTACTACATCTCCTGGGTTAATATTAAGTGCTTCTAATGACTTATTACCATACTTTAGTATACCAATAAGCTTTTGCTCTTTATCGTTTGTTAGAATGTCTTCGTTCTTTAGAGGCATTACAAAACATCTGTCACCAAATGAGATCCAATCCTCTGTATTCTTAT